CTGCAACGACCAATGACCCCCTCCGATTTCATTGATTCGCTCAACCTGCCGACCGATCCCTCGGAAAAGGCACCCTACCCCCGTGGGTTGTCACTCGATCTCGTGCTGGAAGTCGGCACACTGCAGGAAATCCTCGATTCCTACCACCTAGCCCCCGAGCAATTCAAGAAAATCCTTGCCAACCCCGCGTTTCGCAAGGAATACGACACGCTCCGCGAGGAAATGCAGACGGAAGGGTGGAGTTTTCGCAAAAAAGCCGCCAGCCAAGCCGAGTTGTACCTGAACATGGTGTATCGGATGGCGTCGAGCGACCAAACCCCCGCCGCTGTGCGGGCTTCATTGATTCAGAGTACGGTTAAGTGGGCGGGGCTAGACAATCCGGCGGCGTCTGTGGGGAAGGGGGCCCCCGAGTCCTTGGCGGACATGGCGCAGCTGGTAAAAGCTATGTCTGACGGGGAACTTGAGATGCGCGTCATGCAACTTGTCCTTAAACGTACCCCCAAGCCGCCCGCACCGGAGGGGATTACCTATGACGCCGAGTAAAGCGTTCTACGCCTACATCCACTGCCGCCCCGATGGAACCCCATTCTATGTGGGGAAAGGGCATGGGCGGCGCGCGCACAACATGCACGACCGAACCGCTTGGCACAAGCACGTTACAGGGAAGTACGGCACAAGTAGCATCTTGGTGGGTAAGCGCGACTGTTCCTCGGAAGCTATTGCATTCGAATTGGAGAAAGGGCTGATCAAGTGTTTGCGGCGCATGGGCGTTGAGTTGTGCAACTTGACGGACGGCGGTGAGGGGGCGAGTGGGTACGTCCCTACCGAGGCGACACGGAAACGAATAGCCGAAGCGGGAAAGGGGCGCATCGTGTCGGCGGAAACGAAGGCGAAAAAGAGTGCGACACGCAAAGCGCAGATCGCCGCTGACCCGTCGATAGTGGCGAACCTCCGCAGCAAACTCAAGGGGCGTACATTTTCAGAGCAGACACTGGCCCGTATGCGGGCGTCGCAGCAACGGAGTTTTGCGACAAACCAGCTACGGAAGGAGCGCATCGCCGCTGGTAACCGGGGGAAAACCAACTCGGAGGAATCAAACCAAAAGCGGGCGGAGACGTTACGGGCGTATTTTTCTACGCCCGAAGGGAAGGAGAAACTTCGACAGCGGCCAAGGCGGGCGATGTCGGCAGAGACAAAGGCGAAGATCGCGGAGAAAGCGCTTGCGCGGCATCTTGCCAACCCTGAAGTGCTTTTGGCGATGTCCCGGAAAGCAGCAAAGAAGTGACCCCCGCTGACACCATTGCGGACTTCGATCTCTCCCTCCTTGCCGCCGACGAGCGCGTCGTGGTGCAGGAGTACCTGCGCAGAAACACCTTGCGAAAGCGGGGGCACACCTTCCTCGACTACATCAACCACATCGCTCCTTGGTTCGTCATCGAGGAGTGCCACATCGCCATTGCCGAACGACTGCAGGCGGTGGCGGACGGCGACATTGACCGGTTGATGCTGTTCGTGGCACCCCGTACCGGCAAGTCGCAGATGGCGTCGGTGTTCTTCCCGACGTACTTCATCGGCCACAACGCATCCAAGCAAATCATGCAGGTCGGTCACAGCGCCACGATGTCCGAGGGTTTTGGTCGGGAATCCAGAAACCTGCTGACAACGGCAGAGTACGCCGAGGTGTTCCCCAACACCAAGCTGTCCAAGGACAGTCGCAGCGTCTCCGCATGGGCCACCACGCAAAACGGCAAGTACAGTACCGCCGGCGTCGATACTGGTATCGCGGGCAAGGGCTTCGCGCTGGGCATCCTCGACGACCTGTTGAACGAAAAGACGGCGATCAGCCGCACGGCCAAGGAGGCGGTGTGGCAGTGGTATGGCCCCGGCTTCTACTCTCGGCAGATGCCCCGGGACTACGTCACCGGGCGAGGCAGTGCCATCATCCTGATCAATACCCGCTGGGCGGTCGACGACCTCTCGGGCCGGCTGCTGGCGCAGCAGGCAATCAACCCCGATGCCGACAAATGGGACGTACTGTCCATCCCGGCTATCCTCGACGAACCCGCTGCCGCGCTGCTCACCCGCATCAGCCACGACCCGAAATACCGCAAGTACCTCCAAGACGATCCGATCACCTTCAAGGCGGGGGATTCCTACGCCCCCCGGCGGTTCCCGATCTTCGACCTGATGCGGACCAAAAACGGCTCCACGATGAGTCCGCGCGCGTGGTCGGCGCTGTACCTCCAATCCCCGGTGGCCGAAGAAGGCGGGCTGCTGCGCGCGGAGTGGTGGCAGATGTGGCCGAGCAGCAAAGAACTGCCGACGATGACCTATGTGTTCCAGTCCTACGACGTGGCATCGGAGACGGCGGAGCACAACGACTTCACGGCGCGGACAACGTGGGGGGTGTTCAAGCGCCCGTCCGACGGGCGGCTGTGCCTGATGGTCATCGAATACACCCTGCACAAGCTGGACTTCCCCGATCTGCTGGAGAACGCGCTGGCATCGTACAAGGAATACAAGCCCGACCGGATCATCGTGGAAAAGGCGTCGAGCGGTATCCCGCTCTACCAAGAATTCCGCCGGCGCGGTATCCCCGTGTCGCCCATCAAGCCGCTGGGAACCAAGTACAGCCGCGCGGACGCGGCCACCATCCCGCTGTCCCAAGGCGTGGTGTATTACCCCGACAGGAAGTGGGCGAGGAATCTGATCGACGTATGTGCGGCGTTCCCCGCCGGCCCGGAAGATGACTCGGTCGACTCGGTGACGATGGCGCTGAACTACGCCCGGCGCATGTTCATGCTGGAAACCCCCGAGGATGAGGAAGACGACGATGAGGAGGGTGACAGCCCTCCCCAAAGAAGCTATGCTCGTCGCCGAACCCGCCTGCAGGCGGCTTGACGCCTATATAAGGAAACGATCATGTACATGAACAAGATGACGCAAGACGACTCCCTCCTGCCCGAATCAGCGGAACTGGAAGACGAGATTCCCCTTGAGGAGCGCGACGAGATCACGCTCGACGCGGAGACCGGCGAGGTGCTGGAAGACGACTGCATGGCGGTGTGCCTGAGTATCGACACGATACCGTTCAACGCGAACTTGGTGGAGATTTTCACCGAAGACCAGTTGAAGGAAATCGGTTGCGACATCGTGGAGAAGGTGCGCGCGGACGACGAGTCGCGCAAGGAATGGTTCAGTACGTTCAAGAAAGGGCTGAAGGCGCTTGGCGTCTATTCCCCGGACGACGATGCGGAGAACGGTATCAGCCGCGTGACCCATCCGTTGCTGATCGAAGCGGCGACCCAGTTCCAAGCGCGCGCGATGGCGGAACTGCTCCCGCCCGGCGGGCCGGTGAAATCGAACATCATCGGGCAGCAGACGCCCGAAGTGCTGGCGCAGGGCGCGCGGATCGAGCAGCACATGAACTACCAACTGACCATCGAGGATCGCGGGTATTACGAGGAGCGCGACCAGATGCTGTACCTGCTGCCGTTTTCGGGCAGCGAGTTCGACAAGCAATACACCGACCCTGTCACGGGCAAGAATGTCTCCCGCTGGGTGCGGTCGGATCATTTCATCGCCCCCTACGACACCAAGTCGCTGACCACGGCCCCGCGCTACACCCATGTGATTCCGATGACCAAGAACGCCATGCGACGCGCGGTGGCGGCGGGGATGTATTCGGACGAGTTGCTTGAGCACTGCGACCCCGAGGACAACAATGATGCGGAGCCCGCGCTGACGGAGGTGCTGACGGACCTCGACGGGCAGGAAAAGCCCGGCGCGAGGCTGGACGGCGACAAGGAGTACCACCTCTACGAAGTGCATATCGACTACGACTTGCCCGGGATGGAGGATGACTACGCCCTGCCGTACATCGTCACGGTGGATTCGGCGAGCGAGACGATCATCGGTATCCGGCGCAACTGGCGGGAGACGGACGAGACGCGCCAGAAGCGGGTGTGGTTCACGCACAAGAAATTCCTGCCCGGGTTCGGGTTCTACGGCTTCGGCCTGCTGCACTGCATCGGCAACCTCGGTGAGGCGGCGACGGAAATCCTGCGCATCCTGCTGGACGCCGGCGCGTTCGCTACCCTGCAGGGAGGCTTCAAGTCCAAGGATGCCAAGCTGCCCGGGGATGTGCAGCTTGAGCCGGGAGTGTGGCTCGACACCGAGATGACGGCGGAGGAACTGGCCCGTGCGTTTTACACGCCACCGTTCAAGGAGCCGAGTCAGGTACTGTTCAGCTTGCTGGGGACCATCACGGAACTGGGGCAGCGCTTTGCGGCGACGACCGAGACGATGGTAGGGGACGCGGCAACGACCGGCCCGGTGGGTACGATGGTGGCGCAGATCGAGCAGGGCAGCAAGGTTTTCAGCGGCATCCACAAGCGGTTGCACTACGCCTTCGGCACGGAGTTCATGCACCTTGCCGAGTTGAACGGCGAGTCGCTCCCCGAGGTGTACCCCTACATGCCGGCGGATGGCCAGCAGAACGTGCTGCGCAGCGACTACGACGGGCGGGTGGATGTCATCCCCGTGTCGGACCCCAACATCTTCAGCAGCGCGCAGCGTATAGCGATGGCGCAGTCGGCCCTCCAGCTTGCTCAGTCGATGCCCGACCTTGCAGACCGCCGCGTGGCGGCAATAGGCTTGCTGTCGGCTATGCGCTTCCCCAACCCCGAGAGCGTGTTCCCGAAACCGGCGGATGCGCAGCGGCTCGACCCGGCGTCCGAAGGAAGTGCTTACATGCTGGGCCGTCCGATCAAAGCGTTCATCGAGCAGAACCATCAGGCGCATTTGCAGGTGCACATGATGCAGATGACGGGGATGCCCCAAGAGCGGCAGGCAGGGATGAACGCCCACATCGCGGAGCACATGGCGATGGCCGGGTACATGCAGATTGCGCAAGTACTGGCGCAGCAGGGTGTGCAGCTTCCGCCGATGAATTGGAAAGCGACGAACGCCGAGGCGTTGGGGCAGGAGTTGCCCCCGCAGATCGAGAGCCAACTGGCCCTGATGACAGCACAGGCGATGCAGCAGTTCATGCAGCAACAACAGGCGCAGCAGCAAGCCCAGCAACAGGCGCAACAACCGCAGCAGGACGAAGCGTTCAAGCAGGCGGCGTTCGAGGCCGAGGAAAAGCGCAAGCAGATGGCGTTCGACGCCGAGCAGCAGCGGAAGAATGCCGGAGTCCAGTCGGATCAGCAGCGGAAGAACGTCGAGCTTGCGCAGGAGGTAGATCGGGAAGACGCTATTGCCGGCATTTCCCCGGAACTGGTCAAGCAGGCGGACGAGTTCATCAAGCAGGCCGGGTTGCAGATGTCGCCGAGGGAACTGGCGGTGATCAGCAAGGCACTGGGCAAACCCTTCACCGACGTGGTGACGGCGCTGTCGCGCATGATGATGCAGGGGCAGGGTGGGGGCCCGGCCCCGATAGCACAAGGCATTAACCAACCACAAGCACGATTCGTATAAGGAGAAGCTAATGCAACTGACGCAGATACGAGCCGTCTTGCGGGAGGCGATAGCCAAGGAGATGGCCAGCATTTCATCGCGGCTCTCCGCCGGGCGCGCGGCGGACTACGCCGAGTACCGGCAGCAGGTGGGGCGGATTCAAGGACTGGCCGACGCCATCGAGGCGACGGACAAAGTTTTCGAAAAGTTTTTCAACGACGACGAAGGAGAATAGATTGAGCAACTACGACGAGGGCAATTCCGGGTGGAGCAACGAGGACGCGGAGCTACCTGAAGCATTTTTCGAAGACTTGCCCAAGCCATCCTACTGGCGGATGCTGGTTGCACCCACCCGCCCCAAGGAAGTTTCCAAGGGCGGAATCGTGCTGGCGCTGGCAAACCAAGAAGCGCAGGAAATCCTGAACTTCATCGGGAAGGTCGTGGCGCTCGGGCCGATGGCTGGCAAGCATGAGCGGCTGGGGGGCACAGGCACGGAAACCGGGCCGGACTTCCCCAAAGTGGGCGACTACGTCGCCTTCGGCAGATACGCTGGCCAGAAGCTCACCCACAAGGGCGTCAAGGTGCTGCTGATCAACGACGACGAGATTCTCGCCACCGTGCCTAACCCCGCAACCCTGCAAACGTCGAAATAAGGAGACACCATGACGACAGAAAATGAAGTAGTTGATGACCTCGACCCCAGTGATGCGGAGTTCGAGGGTGCCGATATCGGCGACGACATTGAGGTTGTAGTCGATGAGTCCGATGAATCGGACGAACCCGCTGCTGAGGAAGTCGCAGCGGAACCGGAGGCCGAAGCTGTCGCCGAGGATGCTGTGCCCGAGGATGACGAGGACGCCGCCGATGCGGTAGCGATGGAAGGCGCATCGGAGAAAACCAAGAAGCGGTTCCTCCGTGAGAAGCGGCTGCGCCAAGAGATCATCGCCGAGCGGGATCGGGTGCGCGACGTGGCCATCCGTGTGGCCAAGCTCGCCAAGGAGCGCGACGACGAGTTGGTAGCGGTGAAGAAGCAGAACGCCGTGATCCAACGGCAGTTCGCGGAGACACTCGACTACGCCTACGACAAGGACATCGCGCTGAAGGCAGCAGAGGTGCGCAAGGCGCAGGAGGCCGGCGACTTCGATGCGGAACTCAAGGCCAAGGGCGATCTGGATACGCTGCGCTACCAGCAGAATCAGGTACGTCAGGCGAAGGCCAGCCTGCCCGACCCGGAGAAGGTCACCTCCGCTGCGCCCCAGCCGCAACCCAACGCTGCCGCGCAACCCGCCGCCCCCGCCCAACGTCCCGCCCCGGCACCTCTGGCGGTCAAGTGGCTGGGTGCGAACAAGGTCTGGTTCAACAATCCGAAGTTTGAAGCGCACAAGGATTTCGTCCTGTCGGTCGACAAGAAGCTCATCCGTGAGGGGTACGACCCCAAATCGACTGACTACTACACCGAACTGGATGCGCGCATCGACGCGGCGTTCCCCACCCTGCGGAAGTCGGCAGCAGTTGTCCGTAGCCCCGTCGCCCCTGCCGGGAATGCGCCGGCCAGCAACCGCTCCCGCAAGACCATCACCCTGACCCGGGCTGATCTGGCCAACATGCGCCGCTTCGGCCTCGACACAGCCAACAAGGAGGTTCTCCGTGAGTACGCTCGAAACAAACGTCCCGCTGCCGCCTAAATCAAGAAAGGAACACAAGATGGAACGCACTATTTCACAAGACCGCGCGGCCCCGCCCGTGCATGAAACCCGCCAGTACGAGACGTGGGATGATGTCGATGTCCATGCCGAGGAGGACAAGCCGTGGGTTCGCCCCACCAGCCTTGAAGCCCCTCCCGCGCGCAAAGGCTTCGTCCAGCGCTGGATTCGCGTAGGCTCGATGGGGCAGGATGACCCGACCAACACGGCGCGCAAGTTCCGTGAAGGCTGGAAACCCCGTCCCGCGTCGTCCGTGCCGGCCAGCTGGCACAGCCCGACAATCTCCCACGGCAAGTGGGCCGGTTGCATCGGCGTCGAGGGCAGTCTGCTGTGCGAGATGCCAGAGAAGATGGTCAAGAAGCGCAACGACCACTATCGGGCCAAGACGGACGCTACCACGGCAGGGATCGAAGGCGAACTCCAGAAGCACTCACGCGCTGACATGCCCATCACGCAGGAGCGGAAAACCTCGACGAGGATGATCAACATCAAAAACGACGAGTAAGCGCTTGACAAGGTAGAAAATAGTCGGTAGGCTGTTTGCTTACACGGTGGTTTTGGTGTCCCGAACCGCTGGCTGGGCGCAGATGCCGACTATTCCTTCTGCGCAGATGTTGGGGCGAAACAGTCTTTTCATCTGACAAAGGAGCCAATCATGGCAAACGTCGACGCTCCGCGTGGGTTCGTACCCTGCGGGCACAAAGGTGGTGGCGAAATCCGCACCGCTGAATTCACCATCGCTTACAACTACGGCACCGCCATCTATTACGGCGACTCCGTGATCCTCGCTTCCGGTCTGGTCAACATCGCGGCGCAAGACTCCGCGACCGTCCTCGGCGTGTTCGCCGGCTGCGAGTACCGCAACAACGCTGGCGAAGTGATCTTCTCGAAGTACTGGCCCGGCGTTGCCCTGACCGACACTGCTGCTGTCGTCAAGGCACTCGTCTATGTCGACCCGGACATCCTGTACGAAGTGCAGACCGACACCGGCACCACCAGCACTGTGGCCAGCGTAGGTGTTGCCTACGACATGGAAGCCGACCACGCAGGTTCGACGCTGACCGGCCAGTCCGGGCAGGAGATCGACATCAGTGACACCGGCACCGGCCAGTGGATGGTTTACGGGCTGGCGGCAAAAGCGGATAACGCTTGGGGCATCAACGCCAAGGTTATTGTGTTCAACAACGTGCCTCTCATGGCCTAATCAAGGAGAACGATCATGGCAATGAATCGCGCACTTATCAAAAAGCAACTGCAAGAAGGGCTTGATGCAGTTTTCGGACTTGAGTACAAGTCCCAACCCGAAGGCTGGCGTGAC